CCAACATGCCAGTAGTGGCGATTCCACAATGGGTCCGAATAATGGACAAACAGACGGTTAAACACCAAGGGAATGTACTCCATCAAAGGCTCACCGAAGAAACATCCAACCATAAGGAACCAACTCCGCGACATCTCAAAGTTGAAACTCTGGTTATGCCCTGATATGTCTATCATCCCTTTCATGGTGTTATTGTTCGGGCCGGGGAGTGTTGAAGTCCCAATTCGCTCGAGTCGTTGTCTCCGCTCTTCGTCACCAGAAGTCATCACTGAACCTGGGCAGTATTCTAGGAACATGCGTGACGCCTCATTCAGCACCCCAAGACGCTTCTTCAGCTCAAACTCGGCGGTAACAAAATATCGAAAATCAACCTTCTGCTCGCGCTCTTTGGGGTTACTCTCACCGAAGAAACCACGATGCCTCTCTATTTGAGAAGTCATTCGAGAAGACGGCTCATACCAGTCGCAGCCATATTCAAATCTTTCTATTCCATTCTCGTGGTAATGTTGCTGCAAATCATGCAACAGGACCTTGTAATCCGGGAGCTTGTTGTTATCCATGTCAACGAGGAAGTGTTCAACTTCATCCTTCTTTGATATACCATTGAAATTGACTTCATCAATGTGAATCCTTTTGTCCTTAATCTCATCAGACAATGGCTTATCAGTTGGCATATCCTTCACTTTCCAGGCATAGACTCCAACCCATTTGGCTGGATCTCCGTACATCTTCCAAAACCGGACATGACCGAGCCTACTGAAGTCTAAGTGCATCTTGTTCACTGATGCCTCTTTAGAACTATCTGCGTGAATCAGCTGACAGAGTGACATATTCCGGTTCTCTTCACAGTACGTCTTCACCACGCGCATTGTAGTATACGCTATGAGTCGTTTCATATGGACTTTGGACAAGGAAAACTTCCGTGTCACTCGGTCAGCCTGCTTCGAGAGCCCCGTCTCAACGTTCCCAATTGCATAGAACCCCGCCTTATGGAGCTGTGAAATACGCATGATATCAGAAGGTGCTAGATCAATGAGAGCAGTAAACCATAAGTTAGGTAAAGCAGAATAATTCTTCAACAATCCCGAAACCATGATGGGGTCCATCTCAATAGCCGTGGCAAACTCGGATACGGATATAGCTAGGAATGATGGGCCACATTCATCATGGGCATCCACTATAGCTTGGCAGAATGTCTCGAGTGCAGTGAAAATTGGCACGGTTTTGGCGTATGTCTTCTTCAAGATCACCTGCTCCCTTATCAATCTCATGACATGAGCTACACCCTCAGATGCCGTGCCTTCTGATATCTGCCAGTTCACTGATACATTTGCAAGGGTATAGATATGGTCTACAACATCA